ACACTGGTAGTTCTATTCCTGTAAAAAATACAACAATACAAAACACTAATATTGATAATTCAATTATCGGAAGCACAACACCTGCTATTGGTAATTTCACAACTGTAACAGGAACTAAAGATCCTACACAATTAAACGATTTAACAAACAAAAAATATGTTGACGCAACAGTGATTGCACTAGGAATAGCATTTGGAATTTAAATAATGGCAAAAACTTTACTAAAAGATTACATTTTCGAACCAGGATTAGGAGCTTTAGATAATTTATATCCTAATGGTTATAATTTACTTGCAGACAATAAAACATTTATTCAAAAAGAAAATAATGCTTTTATCAGCGATAGGATACAGTATGCAAAACAATTCAGTCCATCGACAGCAAGTTATGAACCTACAACTGGTATTTTAGATATTACTCTTATATCAGCGACCTTATTCACACCTACAAATGCTAGTTATGATCCAACAACAGGATTCATAAATCTTACGTTAGGAGTTGGTCATGGTTTTAATATAGGAGACTATATTAGAATAGCTGATGAAAGCTTGACGTTTACCTGTGGTTATGATGATAATGCAACTGAACATTCTTATCCAAGAACTAGTAATGTACCAAATATAAACGGAACTGATCCTAGCTACAATAGAAATTTAAAAATAACTAATGTAGGCATAGATTACATAACTGTAAATATAGGTGTATCATCAGATACAAGCACTCATACGTTTGTCAGCGCAACAGCTAACGCTATATCAACCTCGCATAATTTAAACGTAGGTGATGCAATAATCTTAGCACCAGGAAGCTTTAGATTTATTTGTCAACTAGATGGAGGACTATCAACACATAATTATCCTAGAGTCACAGATCCAGCTTATAATAAAGCACTAATAATTTTATCAGCAACAGCAACAAATATAACAGTGAATGTAGGTATATCTTCTGATACTAGCCAACACTCAATTGTTACTATTCAAAGTAATGCTGTTTCAGATGTTTTTTATAATTATGTAAATGATAGCGAAACTAAATGTGAAAGAGATGTAGGATATATTATAGATTCATATCTATTTGATATCAGGTATGGAGGTAACGAAAAAACATACAAATCTATAAGTTATTATTGGGAAGAAGATGTTGCTCAAGTTGATGGCAATAGAGGACCTGAACTCGTAACGCATTATTTTATTAGAAACTTAATTAATAATTATATTTTACAAAATAAATTATTTCCTAAATTAAATTTAACAGAGTCACAGCAATTAAACACAAATGTAATTGTAGAAAGCAATTTTTATAATAGAATAACAGAACTAAGTCAAAATGTTATTGATGTAATTTCTAACGGAACATCAAGTCTACCTACTTTAGTTAAAACAGGGTTAGGACATGTAATATTCAAAGGTAATTATAGCGTAGAAGATTTGTTAATTATAACTAATGTAACAAAAAATATTATTATATATAACTTTGCATCTAATGAAACTGGAGGATATGTTGATATAATTAAGAATGGAAATGATTACTTTATTACATATGATCAAAGAACAGATGCAATCACTAAGTTGAATTTTAATTATGATACTAGTAATCAATCAGCTACAGACGAACTGCAAATTTTTATCGAAAAGACTGAAAATGCAAAAAGTGTTGTAACCGTTAGACCTTATGACTTTGGTACAGATGCTATAGAAAGACAAAGAATAGCACCTCCCCTTTCTATGTTGGATGCAGACTTTGAGTATGGATTGCAGCCAACAAAATGGGCTGCAATAGGTACACTACGAGGATATCCTTCTATATATGAAGTACCAGGCACTGATACTGAAGTAAAATCAATGGTTACTGATGCAAGTGCTGGAACAAACGGAGTAGGGCAATCATTGATTACTGTTACAACGGTTACAGCTCACGGATTTTCAATTGGAACTCCTATTACCATAAAGGCACTAGAAGATTCTATAATAGGAGCCGCTAGAGCAGAAGGGTCGTTCGTAATTAACAATGTACCTAGCACAACAACATTCACTTATTATGCAAAATCTAAAGTAGGCACAAGCAATGGTCAAGTTTTATCTAATACGTACACTCAACTCAGGCAAGCAGGCTTTTATACTGGTGCTTCTATTGGTAGTCCGGAGTTTATTGTTTTAACTAATGGTGCGGCTGGAACTGTAGTATCTGAATTAATTATAAGCGCAGGCAGTACAATTATTCCATATGATGGTTTAACTCCAGGAATTGGATCACCAGTTAATTTAGCAAGTTTTATTCCTACTGGAGCACAAGTTACTGGTTATAGAGATACAAGTTCCGGAGGAGGTACCTACATAACTCCAGAGATTAGCGGAGATTTTATTAATTTAACTGATACTATAACAGTCGTAGACCCTACAGGAATAGTTTTAGATTTAGCCATAGACAGAGGAAACGGTGTTGCTATATATGTAAATTCAATAGTCGGTAACTCAATTACTTTTACAGATCCATTCGTTATTCCTATAATAGGAAATTCTGTATCATATGATAGTATTTCAGCCCAAAATGTATTTCCAACAGGTACCGATGCAGTATTTACAATTGCTAGGACAGGAGGAGCATACTCAGTAACTATAATAAGTGACGGTTCTGGTTATAATAGCGGTGACAAAATAAATATACCAGGTACTTTCGTTGGAGGTTTGTCTCCTACGCATGATTTATTACTAACAGTTAATACCACAATTTCTACAGGTTCTATTGATACATTCAGCCAAGCAGGAACAGCTTTTGATGGAACTGGATCAACAACTGTAACTGCACCTCCAGCCGAAGGAGGACAAGGATCTGGAGCAATATTTGATATTACTTTATCAAATAGTAGTTATACCGCAATTTTAAATCCATCTGATGACAGTACTGGATACACTCCAGGAGATAAAATTGTATTTGACGGAGCTACTTTTGGTGGAACGACTGGTACAAATGATGCATCAATTGTTGTAAACACAATACTCAGTAGTGGAGCAATTGATACTTTTACAATATCAGGAACAGGTCCTGATGCAGTTGGATCCTTTCCTTCCCCACCATTTGCTAATGTCACAACTATTGCAGGTATAGATGCGGTTTTTGATGTTACATTTACTGGCACAACTTACAACGCGACTATTTTTAATCCAGGTATAAATTATCAAAATGGAGATCTTTTTACTATATCTGGCGCAGATTTAGGAGGTACAAGTCCCGCAAATGATTGTCAAATATCAGTTACACAAGTAGATCCACAAAATGGAGCAATTCAAACTTTTTCAGTGTCAGGGACTGCAATTAATTCTGTTACAATACCTTTCCAATCTGGTACGAATATAATAGGATCGGGATTAATATTAGATGTTACGCTAAATGCTGGTCAATATACTGTTGCAATTAATAATGCAGGATCTAATTATACTGCTTTACAACAAATAATAATACCAGGGTCTTTAGTTATAGGGCAAGATGGAATAAATGACTTAACGATAATAATTAATACAGTAGATACAGCAGGATCTGTTTTAACATTAACTGAATCAGGAACAGCAGCTGGAGGGACTGGTACATACTACGAAATTGCTGGAACAAATGTACCGCCTTTTGGAAGTGGTGCATTATTTAACATATTACGCGAAAACAACGATTATACAACAATCACCCTACAAAATGGCGGTAGTCAATATCAACAAGGGGATAGACTAATAATTCTTGGAAGTACACTAGGAGGCGAAACTCCTCTAAACGACATTGAAATAAGTATATCTACAGTTAATGCAGGCACAGTTACTGGATTTACAACCAATTACATAGAAGCCGCACATGGATCAATCTTAAACTTAATTAGTACATTTAGTATATCCGAACAAACTTTATCTCAAATAGCAAAAAATACATCAATAACTTTTGATGCTTTAGCAACCTTAGAAATAGAGTTTCCTTATGATCATGGTTTAGTTCCAGGAGATACTTTTATAGTTGATATTAGTTCAGACGATGGAGTTAATAATCATATTTTTGCAAATGGATCTTTTTTTGCTACATCGATACCATCTATTTCAAAAGTTCAATATCAAGCAAGAGCTGCTGCAAATATAGATGACAGTGTAGATGCAATACAAGGAACAGTTTATCCTCGACCAGACTCTTTTTTTATTCATAGACCATACGATGGTGGTGTACAATTAGGTACAGGTGGTCCTCAGCACGGAGCACAAGCAATACGCCAAAGTAAAAAATATATAAGATACCAATCTGGTAAAGGTATAATGTATACCACAGGTGCTCTATTTGCGCCTAGCTATGATTTACGATCAGTGCAAGCAGCAGGTATAGAGAGAAATAGTTTAATCACAGTTGTTACAGATGATAATGATCATGGATTACAAGAAGGTGGAATAGTTAGATTATCAGGAATTATTACTGAAGGATTTAATAGCGGTTCTCAAACTGCAGTACCACCTGAATTTGATTATACTGTAGTCAACATTATAGATGAAAGAACTTTTCAAATACGATCACAAAGAAGATTAGGAGCTACGTCTGCGGTGCTTTCAAGTACTGCTCAAGTTTCTGTAGTATCTTGGCATGGAGCAACGGTTAGATCTGGTATATTCGATGATCAAAACGGAATTTTTTGGGAATTTGACGGAACTCAAATTTCTGTTGTACAAAGGACTGGTACAAAGCAACTTTCAGGAACAATAAGTATAGGTGTAGATTCGAATCTATTACAAGGAATTAATACTAAATTTACACAGCAAATTACCGCAGGTGATAGGATCATTATTAAAGGAATGACGCATACTGTATCTAATATTGTAGATGATGTAAATTGTTATATAACTCCTGATTTTAGAGGAGTTACTTCTATTACTGCTGCAAAAGCTTCATTAATCATAGATAAAAAGGTAAAACAAAAAGATTTTAATATAGATAAACTTGATGGAACTGGACCAAGTAGATATGACATTGACATAACTAAAATGCAAATGATTGGAATCCAATACAGTTGGTATGGAGCAGGATTTATTGACTTTATGTTGCGCGGATCAGACGGAAATTTTATTTTTGCACACAGAATGCGTAACAGCAACGTTAATACAGAAGCATTTATGAGATCTGGAAATTTACCGGTTAGATATGAAGTTACAAATGAAGGACCTCCAGGAAAATTGGCAGAAAATATGACAATATCTCAACTAACAATACCATTATATGATTCCAGTTTCTTTCCAACTTCAGGTTATGTTTATATAGATAATGAAATAATTTATTTTGCAAATAACAATAAAGATACGAATACATTAACTGACTGTATACGAGCAACAGATTTCCAAAATTTCCAAGCTGGAGCTAACAGAACTTACAGTGCAGGTATAGCAGCAACACATAGCGCAGACACAGGTGTAATATTAATTTCGCAAACAATTACTCCTTTAATAAGCCATTGGGGTAGTGCATTTCTAACGGATGGTGGGTTTGATGAAGACCGTGGATACATTTTTTCTTATACTGAAACAAGTCTACCTGTTGATAACATAAAACGAACAGCATTTATGATAAGACTTGCCCCTAGTGTTTCTAATGCTATTATTGGAGATTTAGGAGAAAGAGAATTATTAAATAGAGCACAACTTTTGTTACAAAGTTTAGAAATTACATCAGACGGATACGATACATCAAATAATCCTATAACTGGAGGCATTGTAGTTGAGGGAGTAATTAATCCTCAAAATTATCCATCAAATCCAGCGAATGTTGTATGGAACGGATTGTCTAACGTAGCTCAAGGAGGACAACCTAGTTTTGCTCAGATAGCATCCAGTGGAGGTATTACATGGACAAGCGGCACGCAGTCAGTTAATGTAAATATAACTATTATTTCTGATATATCAGTTTCTGTAACTTCAGCTGAATTTAATAACGATAATCAATGGAGAATAACTCGATCAAGTTATGATGCAGCTGAACCTCTATTAGGAGGTTCAGTTGCAGGAGGAAGTATTAGTAGTAATAACATTTGGCAAAATGTAACAAGCACATTAAGTAATGTTGGCAGAATTAGGCAAAATACTGTAGAGGTTACAGTTACTGATGACCCTACACTGAGCATGCCTTCTGGTACAGTAACTTCATTTACAGTACAAGGTACAATATCTAATGCAAGTTATGCATATTTTACAAAAGCATCAGTTGACACTGGAGGTGTAAAAGTAGGAGATAATGTAGCAGGTACTGGAGGTGTCACATTTCCTGCAAACTCGCAAATATCAAGTATTCAAGCAAAACAACACGGTAGCACTGAGTTCTATCAAGTAAACTTTAATAATTCATTTAGCGGTACATTAACCCCAGGAAACAATGTAGTTGTTACACAAGAAGCTCCTTCTTTTGCTCAACCTGGTGAAACTGTATTTTCGTTAGTATCTGTTCCAGGTGAAAGAGCAGTAGCTGATTTTAAAGAGCTAAAAGAATTAACGAACACTCCATTAGGAGGACGAGGTACTTATCCAAATGGACCAGATGTTCTAGCAGTCAATATTTATAAAGTAGGTGGAACTGCAACGTCAGCAAATATCCAATTGCGCTGGGGAGAAGCTCAAGCTTAATTTGAAGGTATTATTCGATGATAATCATCTAGCAGGTCTGGTGTGCTTACCTCAGTTAAACTAGAATTATCAATTAAGCATTCTAATTGATGAGGGGTCAATGGATCAATAGACCAAGTTTCGCCTTCTGTTAGTGTTTTTTGTAATACTTCTGCAGTATCTGTTTTTATCCATTTAATCTTAAAAGATCCTGAGTTAATAAACCAAGTTTTATTTTTTTTAGTGTGAAATAACATACTTGTTTTATTTCCGGCTTGTCTAAAAACTATTATTTTACCACAATAATTTTCATTACTTGCCCAAATTAGCTCATACCCCCAGTTCTTATCTAACACACCTTCATTTGATATCATATTTACACCAATAAATCTATTATTTTAAAAACGGTTTCTAATTTTTTTACAATTATTCTGTTTGCTAATGTATTTTTTAATCCGTGATGTAATGGTTTTGGCCATCTTGAAAAAGATACCCACGCAAATCCGTCATGTTCTTCATTTAAATTTGGTAAAAATATCTTGTGTACTAAACAAAGATAAGTATGAAAAGAAAATTTGTTGTCAACACTTACAAATGTTTCAAGCGGAATAGCTTTAAAAATCGTTTGTTCACCAATTTCTTCTACTATTTCTCGTTCAAGAGTTTGCCAAGGTCGTTCTTGATTTTCGGATAAACCGCCAACCAACCCCCAAACATTTTTATGTTTGCCTTTTGCTCTATGCAAGAATAAAAATTTTTTATTGTCAATTGCATAAAATAATGCACCACTACATATTATTTCACTCATAATAGTAGTTATACTAAAAAACTATTCTCCAAGATCCTTGTGGATATTCACCTTCATAGGAAAGCAACCATTCGCCATTTAAATACTTATATTGTATACCTGTGTTTAAATTTGTCGTATATATTACTTGCTCATTAGACTCGCTAGCATCAAAAATCACACTCCATTTTGTTCCATTCCATTCTATAATGTCATTTGCACTTGCTATAAAGTCAGTTCCGTCATTATTTTTCCATGCATCTGCACCATCTGTGTTAACCACGTCGCCTATTGATTCGTCTATTAATAACAATCGTAGTCCAGGCTCTTTAATAGTTGTTGGATTAGTTTTTAACGGATCAATTATAAAATGTATTTTATTTGAAGCAGTAAAATCGCTAGTTAAAACTGTATCTCCAGGAATAGTATCAACATCCCAATTTATAGATACTTCGTGTGGAGATTGATCAACTAAACTAATTGTTCCTATTATTTCACCATTAAAATCAGATCTAACAAGTCTAAGTTCTGTAATGTCATTTTCAAAAGGTTGAGGGTATAATTTTAAATATTCCACCCAAGACGCTTTTGCTTGAAATCCATTTTTTAAAAGTTTTGCAGTGTTATCTCGTATCAATAAGCCAAAATCTAATGGAGTTACATTTACTAATGCATCTGCGTCTGCTTTTTTTATTATTGCAGTATGTTGGCTAAGTAAATTACCATCATCGTCTGTAGAAATTTTATCTTTTATGTCTGCTTTTGCTCTATTATCAATATAAGCTTGTAAATTTGGTACAGCTAAATCTAAATCAATAGTACCTTGTTCTTCATTAAAGATGCTTGTGATAATACTTGTTATTACACCTAATTTTTTAACTTTTACTGGAGGACTTATATAAATAGGAGTTGAAAAAGTTAATGTAGCAATATCTATTTCAGATTCAGTGCTATTACCTATAGTTCTACTTGACCATGATACACTTTCTAAATAAATTACACTTAAACTTGTCCAATCAACAAAATTGTCATTAGTTTGCAGTTCTAAGCTTGGATTAAACAAAACTAAAATTTGTTCTAAAATTTGCAATTTCTGTTCAGTGTTTGAAGACCATATATCAACATTTATTGTTAAATTATAAGGTGTAGGCATTAAACGTTCTATAGTATAACCTTTACCGTTATAATTATCATACTCATTAGTTTCAGAATTAAATGCTCTTTCTTTAATGTTTAATTTACTTACATATGTACTATCTGCTAATCTTTGTCTATCTAGTTCTAAATTAGTTACATATACTGCCATTCTCGGACAACTCGGTAATTTATTTTCGCTATTATCCCTAATTACGCTACCTACTTGTCGTGATAAATCTCCGTACATCACAGGTATTGGCGTAATTACACCTTCAATATCTTTATATGAAAAATTACTTAAAAGTCTTATTGCTTGAGTTAGGTATCTTCTAATTTGTCCATCATAAAAATGTTGTGCCATTTTATCCCTTACATGTTGTCTGATCTAGGCTTTAAAGCTTTGCTCAAACTCTGTCTTTCTTTTACAATTTCTCCATCTATTACGTTCTCATTAGTATTATTAATAAATGTAAATTTTTGTGTTGCACGATCGTCTGTATTGGTAAGTGTCATTCTAACTGAGTCTTCTATTTTTTTCCAAGATGTACCATTAAACCTAAACAATCTATTTGGAAACATATCTGTCCTTAAATAATAATCGCCTTCAATACTACCATTAGGAAATTCGATACCAATACCAAACACTTCTCCATTAGGTGGATATCCGTCTCCTAATAAGTATCCAATATACCCATCTCTTTCTGGAGTTTGCATAACACGATCTGCTAACTCATTTTGAGTGCTTGCATCTAAAGAACTAAAATCAGCAGTCACAATAGAAACGTTACCTTGATCATTTTTAGTTAAAGTGAAAAAATGTCTTGTTTCATATCCACTAAGTGGTGTATCAGCTTCTGCTTGTTGTATAACAGCAGTATTAATTTCTAATTCTTTAGTAAATGTACTCAACAAGTCTCTTAACGTTCCGTCTTCTGGTACATCTTCATTTGCTGAATTATTTAAAATATCTTTATATTCTTGACCATCTACTATTTGTTTCAATTTTAATCGATATAAATGTGGATACCAAGTTGGACTAAACCCTTCTACAGCTCTAGTAACTTCTTCTACTACATAAAATTTTTTAATTGCAGTACTAAATTCATTTAAACCGTACTCATCTCTGAGATGCGGTAATTCAATTACATCACCTGCAATGATTTTTCTTCCTAAAATTTTGATAGAACTTGTAATATGTACAGTCATGATAATCGTATCGTTTGATAAAAACAAACCAAACTGTGATAAATTGTAATCAATATCTTGTAAAGTATACACACCTCGCAAGACATAGATATCATCGTCATATTTCCTATCACGATTTTCTAAAAATAGCAAATCTTGTATATTTGTTTCAGCAACAGCGTTATAATTAGGTGTAGTAGGAGTTGAATCTTCTTCAGATGTATTTTTAGGTCCTAAATATTTGTGAACAAAAATATCTGTACCTCCTACAGTGAACATTTCAAATATTCTGTTGTCTATAAATTTGTAATCTTGTCCTTTTTCAGGTTTATATAATGATAATCTTGGCATGTATATATTTATCGTCAGATAAATATAATAGGAGAATTGTAAAAATGGAAAAAAATAGCTTAAAAAAACAAGAAATATTTGATTACGTTCACACAATGTTAGGCGGAGGAATGGTAGATGTAGAACTAGATCCTATTCATTATGAAACTGGACTATCAAAGGCTTTGAGCAGATTTAGACAAAGATCAGAAAATAGTGTCGAAGAAAGTTATATTTTTATGGAAACTATCGAAGATGTAAACGAATATTTTTTGTCTAAAGAAGTGATAGAAGTAAGGAAAATCTTTAGAAGAAGTATTGGTTCTAGATCAGGTGGAGGTGACGGTGGTAGTATATTCGAACCATTTAATCTAGCATACACTAACACTTACTTACTTGCAAGTTCTAATATGGGTGGATTAGCTACCTACGATCTATTCAGCCAGTATCAAGAATTAGTAGGAAGAATGTTTGGTAGTTTTATAGAATTTAAATGGAATAGAACTACCCATAAACTTACAATTCTACAAAGACCTAGAACCAAAGAAACACTACTGCTAATGTGTTATAACCATCGACCAGATGATCAGATTTTAGATGATTATTTAGCCGTACAATGGGTTAAAGATTATACCCTTGCAGCATGTAAACATATGTTAGGCGAAGCTCGATCTAAATTTGGAACAATTGCAGGGCCACAAGGTGGCGGACAACTAAATGGAGATGCATTAAAGACAGAAGCACAAGCAGAAATGGAAAAATTAGAAACTGAAGTTGCAACAGCAGTACCAGGTGGAACCGGATACTCATTTATCATAGGTTAAATTAAAAATCTGGAGTTAGATCTCCTTGTTTCCATTTAATACCTTCTTTACACATTATACGTTGACAATTCGCACATATAGTTTTTAGATTTTTAAAACTATTATTTTGTAAATTTCCATCTACATGATATACGTTAAATTGTTCGTCATGTTTACTTTCAAAATTACATTTGTCACAACGAAGTTTCTTTTCATATCCAGAAACCTTCCACAATGGAATCCCCTTAGCAATACCATTTGAACCTAAACATATTTCACATTTTTTTCTGTAATAAATTTTATTATTTTTTTTATAATTTATTGCAGCAGGCCTAAACCCGCAAATACACATTGGACGCATAATTTTATTTACCTTTTTATCCCCTTTCATAGTATAGCGCAAATTGGTATTTTTACCAAAAAATGGTAAATACTGTAGAAGATTATTAATAGGAGAATTTAAAATGGCTTTAGTATCACCAGGTGTCCAGGTTACGGTTGTAGATGAAAGTTTCTATACCCCGGCGTCTCCGGGCACTTTACCTATGATTTTTGTTGCCTCTCGTGCAAATAAATTGAACGGCGCTGGCACTGGAACAGCACCAGGAACACTTGCTGAAAATATAGGAACCCCTTATTTAATTACTTCGCAACGGGATTTAGTTGATACATTTGGAGATCCAATTTTCCAAATTGATAATAACAATAATCCTATACATGGAAGTGAATTAAATGAATATGGACTACAAGCAGCATATTCATATTTAGGTATAGCAAATCAAGCTTTTGTAGTCAGAGCAGGTATTGATTTAGGACAGTTAGAAGCAACCGCAACAGCTCCTGCAGATTCACCACCTGATGGAACTTATTGGTTTGATACTGCAAATACATTATGGGGCATTCAAGAATGGAATGGCGCAAGCGTTCTTAATGGAGGACAAAATTTCACAAACAAAGTACCTACAGTTATAACTGATACAACAGAATTAAATGATGCAGGTAGTTTAGAAGCAAATGGATTCGAAGGACCATCGCCCTCGCCGTCAGTTGGAGCTATTGGAGAATATGCAGTAGTTGCAACTACTACATTGAATAGAATTTATTATAGAAATAATGCAGGAACATGGGTTTTAGTAGGTAGCGATGCATGGACAAAGAGTTGGCCAACAATTACTGCGGCAAATCCTAACCCTACCTTTCAAGCAGGCGGAGCTATTTTAATTAATGGCACATCAGTTTCTATTGCAGGGTCTGATACGGTAAATGATGTTGCATTAACCATCAACACATTAGCAATACCTGGCGTTTCAGCAGCAGTTGTAGCCAGTAAATTAGAATTGTACAGTGATGGCACAAGCAGTGCAGCAGAAGATAGTACACAAAGTGGAGAAATTTTTATTGGTGGTGACACAACTAGATTAGAAGAGTTAGGCATTACTGCTGGAACATATTACTCTCCTTTACTACAAATTTCGAAGCATACTCAAGTTCCTGAATTTAAAACAACAGATGTAGTGCCTAGACCAACTGGTTCAGTTTGGGTTAAAACCACCACACCTAATTTAGGTGCAAAATACAATGTTAAAAAATGGAATAATGCATTACAAACATGGCAAGCTGTTGCTTTAGATGTTTATTTGTCTAATACAGATGCTTTGTATCAAATGGATAGAACCGGTGGAGGATTAAATTTATTAGCAGGTGATTTGTATGTACATGCAAATGTTGCTGAAGATACAGTTCCATTAGCTACATTTAAGCTTATGAGACGGACTGGATTAGCCCCAACAACTATTTCTACAAGTACAATAACTGGATTAGGTACTGGCCAGTTTTCATTTACACTTAGAGCCAGTCAGCCTGGCGAAATTGGAATTGGAGATGAATATACCATTACAAGTACATTTACTAATTCGTCGTCAGATAGCTTAGTATTAGCTGGTTCAGTAAACAATGCAGGTATACCGAATGTAACTGCAAAAGTAGTTACTGGAAACAAAGTTGTATTTCAACATGAAAAAGGTGGGGAAATAAGATTTTCAGACATAGGTGGATCTCCAGCATTTTTAGCAACAATGGGATTATCTGCAAATACTACCCAAAATTTAAATTATACCCCAGGTACAGATGGAGACACAACTCCTTTAAGCCTTCAAGGAAGTTTATGGGCAGTTTTAACATATACAGCAAGTGATACTGAAGTTACAGCATTAACAGCAAATGATTCGTTATGGTACAACAGTATTGTAGATGAGCCAGACATCTTAGTCCATAATGGAAAAGAATTTGTTGGTTATTTGTATCCAGGGCAAGGAGGTCAATCAGTTACTCCAAGTCCGTATTACAATGCTGATGCCGATTTACAAACAGATCCAAATGGACCAATAGTAGGTGCAACTGTACCAGTTAAACAAAGTGATGGAACAGAATTAAGAAGTGGCGATCTATGGATTGATACGTCAGATATTGAAAATTATCCAAAACTTTACAAATTTAACGAATTGCGACAGGATTTGCCTGTTGAGGCAAGATGGTTTTTAGTTGATACCGGAGATCAAACTACCGAAGATGGTATATTATTTGCTGATGCTAGATATAATACTGCAGGTAGTAATAGTGATAAACCAGGCGATATTAGTGATTTACTTTTCAGTGACTATGTAGATGTAGATTCACCTGATCCTGCATTATATCCTAAAGGTATGTTGTTATTTAACTTACGCAGAAGTGGATTTAATGTTAAAAAATATCAAAGAAATTACGTTGACACTGCAAAAAGAAATATACGTTACAATGATCAATCTATGGAGTCTTATGCACGAGACAGATGGGTAACTGAATCAGGAAATCAACCAGACGGTTCAGGATCATTTGGCAGAAAAGCTCAAAGAAAAGTTATTATTCAAAGCATACAAGCATTAATTAATGCTAATCAAGATATTAGAGACAACGAAACTAGATTATTTAATTTAATGGCTTGTCCTGGTTATTCTGAATGTATTGGCGAAATGGTTTCATTAAATTATGATAGAGGATTAACAGCATTTATTGTTGGTGACTCTCCATTTAGATTAGAACCAAATGGTACTATTTTAAATAATTGGGCGTCAAACGTTAATTTAGCATTAGAAGACAATGAAGTAGGCTTAACAACAACAGATCCTTATTCTGCAATATTTTATCCAAGTGGTTACACAAGCGATAATTTTGGAAATAATGTAGTTGTTCCTGCAAGCCATATGATGCTAAGAACTATGGCTTTAAGTGATCAAGTAGCTTATCCTTGGTTTGCTCCGGCTGGCACAAGAAGAGGTAATATAACAAATGCATCTGCTACAGGATATATTACATCAGAAGGAGAATTTAAAAGTGTATCTTTGAATGAAGGTTTACGAGATATATTATATGCAAACAGTGTCAATCCGATAACATTTTTAACAGGTATAGGTTTAGTAAACTTTGGGCAAAAAACAAGACAACTTGTTGCAAGTTCATTGGATAGAATAAATGTTGCCAGACTTGTAATTTATTTACGACAGCAACTAAACGTTTTAGCAAAACCATATTTGTTTGAACCAAATGATAAAACTACAAGAGACGAAATTAAAGGTGCAGTTGAAACTTTAATGTTAGAACTTGTTGGATTACGAGCTTTATACGACTTCTTAGTAGTTTGTGATGAATCAAATAATACACCTGCAAGGATTGATAGAAATGAGCTATATGTCGATATAGCAATTGAACCAGTAAAAGCAATTGAATTTATTTATATTCCATTGAGATTGAAAAATACTGGTGAGATATCAGGGCTATAATATAGCTAAATATAATTATATTAGGAGAAATTAATGCCAACAGCTAGTTTAGCACATATGTCAGTAAGAGTAGACGGAACCAATCAAACTTTATTGATGCCTAAATTACAATATAGATTTAGGGTTAAAGTTTCTGGTTTCGGAACATCTGCTCCTCAAACTGATCTAACCAGACAAGTTGTCGATGTAACACGCCCCAGTGTAAGCTTTACAGATATACCTGTTGATGTTTATAATTCAGTTGTGCATATTGCTGGAAAACACTCATGGGATCCGCTTACACTAAACTTACGAGATGACGCTAATAAACAAGTACAATTATTAGTTGGTCAGCAAATTCAAAAGCAATTTGATTTTTATGATCAATCTAGTGCATATTCTGGACAAGATTACAAGTTCAGAATGTATATTGAAATTTTAGACGGTGGAAACGGCACAAAAGCAGCTACTGTTTTAGAAACATTTGAAGTACTTGGTTGTTATATTGAAAGCGCAAATTACAACTCATTAGCATACTCAGCTTCAGAACCTGTAACAATTACATTATCTATTAGATTCGATAATGCACTTCAAACTCCACGCGAAACTGCTGGTTTAGGAGTTGCAGTTCAAAGAGCATTGGGTACAGCTATTACAAGTGCTTAATATTTAGGAGCATCATGAGTGTAGTAAACGCTCTTTTAGATAATCTAGGTGGTGTCTTCAATCCAAAAGGAAATCTTGCAGATTGGAGACACGGTGCTAGAACATTTATAGATAACGGATATAGGCTAGCACCAAAGTCTAAATTTCTGTATCACGTATCCTTCACCTTCTCACTTGCCGCATTAGGACAATTCCCAAAATTTAATCAAATAGGAAAATTAGAGACAGGAATACTTGTAAAACAAGCAGATTTACCTAAATATACTGCTGCGACTGAAACGTTGAAACAGTATAATAAAGTTAATTATGTTCATACTGGAATTAATTACGATCCTATAACTATTACATTTTATGACGACAATTTAGGTCTAACTTCTGAATTAATGGAAATGTACTATAGATTTTATTTTAATGATGGGAATTACGTTTTAAATAATGCTGCTTATAACAAAGGTGCTGCTGCAGACATGTTTAGGCTGCAAGAAAGCGAGCATTTCAACTACGGTGTTAGGAGCGATCAAAATACAAACTTTTTTGATAAGATAGAAATAAGTCAACTTACAAGAGGAGATTACACTACATTTACTCTTGTCAATCCAATTGTAGAAGCATTTGGCCATAGTGATGTTGCATACGCAGATGCAGGCGGAACAACTGAAAATAGAATGACAGTAAAGTACGAAGCAGTATGGTATACAAGAGGAAAAATTGCTGTGGGTGCAAATGGTAATCCTAAAAACTTTGGAGCAATTGGTTATGATAATGTACCTAGCCCAATTTCATTATTAGGCGGAGGAGCTATAAGTGCGTTAGGGCTAGGAACTGCAGTAGGAGATTTAATAGGTAATGCAGATAGTAGAAATCCTTTAGCAACAGCCTTAGGCGCTGTAAATCTAATAGGAAATGTCCAAAAAATAGGCGTTTCAGGCGCAATTGAACAAATTGGCGGAGGTGTTATAGGCCAACTTGAACAAGGTAGCGGAGTTGGAGGATTAGTAGGAGGCATAATACCAGGATTATAATATGTCAGATTTACCAGCTCGACCAAAAAAATCAGAACAAAAAGTTGTAGAATTTTTTGACTTTTATTACGTAAACAAGTTAGAATTTGCAGCAAATGAATTTGATGCTGTGGTTGGATTTTTTATAAAAAAGAATTTTCAAAAAACAGCAGCAATAAGTGTTGCCCAGGTAGTTTTAAATCAAGCGAAACTTGATAATGTGCCTGTGTTTTCAATCTTAGATACATTGTCTGGATACGATAAAATTCAGTTAAGTGTATTAGTAACTACTATTTTGAATAAACAACGAGATCCTACATCAAAATTAGGATATTTTACTCCAGAATCAGGAAATCAACTCGAGGCGAGAAATATAATTGAATAATGTCAAAATTTGCCCAAGGAAAATATTTCATAAAAAACCCCAATAAATATTTAGGAAAGAATGCACCTACTTATAGAAGTAGTTGGGAATTTACTTTTATGAAATTTTGTGATGAAAATTGTCACATAAAATCTTGGGCTAGTGAATCAGTTAGAATACCTTATAAAAATCCCATTACTAATAAACAAACTATATATGTACCAGATTTTATTATCCAGTATCAAGATAAAAACGGAAATACACGGACAGAATTAATAGAAATTAAACCATCGTCACAATCACTAAAAGAACATTTAGGTAAAAACAAATACAATCAAGCTCATTACATTGTAAATCAAGCAAAATGGACTGCAGCAAAACAATGGTGCGATCAACACAATATTTGTTTTAGAATTATTACAGAAAAAGACATATTTCATTCAGGATCAAAAAAATAATATCTCAATTTAAATCTATTAAATAATTAATAAATTTATTTTTGGGATTGTTATGACAAAAAAATTAGAAGATCTATTAAACTTACCAGAATCTAAAGATATTATTGAAGAAAAAAATAAGAAAAAAAAGTATAAGACTTCTACTGTTACACAGCAAAAAATTACAAATATTGAAGAAATAGATAAAATATCTGCTGCATTACCTTTGGTCAATGGCTTAGGTGATATGGGAGATACTGAACTAGACGAAGTTTCAGAAAAAGCTATGCAGGCATATGAAGATTTAATGGATTTAGGAATGAATGTAGAAAGCAGATATAGTGGAAGAATTTTTGAAGTTGCTGGACAGATGTTAAAAACTAATCTAGATGCTAAAACAGCTAAATTAGATAAAAAACTTAAAATGGTAGAATTACAACTGAAAAAAGAAAAACTTAATTCTGATAATTCAAATAGTAATAATGTCTTAGAAGGAGAAGGGTATATTGTTACAGATAGAAATAGTTTATTACAAAAACTAAAAAATATAGATAAATAGATAAAAAATAGGATGTTATTATGAAAAATCTTCAACAATATATTATTGAATCAACAAAAACTTATTCTTTTAAAATTAAAGCAGCAGGCGAATTACCAGAAAATTTTGAAGATCAGTTAGAAACGGCTTTAAACAAATATCAAATAGTCAACTTTAGTAAAGGATCTAAAACTCCTATAACTGAAAAACCGTTAGATTTTCCTCAATTGCAAAATTGTGAAGTTACCCATTTTGATGTAGAATTAAATTACCCTACAACTAATGGAGTTTTAGAAAGTTATTTAACTTTAGAATTAGGATTTCCTGATACTCATCTTTTAGTTAGAAATGAAAACGATCCATTAGAAGAAGTAAACACTATAGACAATGACAAAGATAAAACATACGAAACACTTTTAACAAAAGAAGACTTAGGAGGCGAATCAGGTCAGGATAGTGTTGGAGCAAAAAGAGTAATGGATTTATTAAAAGAACTTGAAAAAGTTAAAAAAGAAAATGAATTTGATCCAATTAAAGGAATTTCTGCTCCTAAGGACTAATTAATGGCTGCTATAGATAAATTACCTGCAATTGAAAAAGAAGTTAAAAAACTTCCTACTCTATCTTCGTCCTTAAATCCAAAAGATCTTTTACAATATATCATAGATGGTGAAGAAAGAGTAAGAGATCTTGACGATTTTACAACAGACGAGACTTTCTTAGCTACAGAATACTATGCTTTAGTTGCAGCAGAATACGGATTACCTGCTTTTTTTATGCCCGACGGAACTATTGTTGACGCCGAAACTGTAGATGACGACGGATATCACTTAACCTTTAGTAGTAATAAAAGGCTAAATGACAAAGAAAAAGAGTGGTTGCGCCAACAAAATGAAATTGGTTTAGTTCCCGATTATATTGCAGATGAAGAATACTTCCAAGATATTATGGCAGAGCCATCTATAAAATCCCAACATCAAGAAGAAGAAGAACCAGAAGAAGAACCAGAACAGAATTATGATACTGAAGCAGAAAGAGAAAAAAATAGAGCAGTTTTCGAAATAATTAAACCAATTGGACCTAATGAAAATGATTATCAAGGAGTATTAGTTAAAGGATTTAAAGGAATTGGTGTAGGAGAATATTACGGCCTATGGGACACATACGAGCCTGAAGATAGAGTTTTACGCCTTTGCCCAAAATTAAATCCCAAAACTACAGCAGATGAATTAGAAAATTATGAAATATTTAATTATTATCCAACTCCTCGATATCAAGAATTTGCCTACGGAAAAACTGGAAAATTTTATTTACGAAGTAAACGAAAAGTAAGTGATCCTGCAGTAGAGGAAACTAGAGAAGCTTTAATAAGACTGTTAGGTTTAATACAAATTAACAAAGTTAAAAGCACAAAAATTGATAATGAAAAATATCAAGATGAAGATGCCTATATAACACAGTTATTTGCACAAATTGATCCAGAAGAAACTAATATCAACTCGTTATTTGATATACAACCTGACATGCCAAAATCTATTAAAGATAGATTAAACATAATAAAAAGAGGTTTACTAAACAAAAAAAGAAAAACATATAACATTGACGGAAAAGATATTTCAATTGATTATAGAAATGCAAATGATTATATTGAATTATATAAAAATCTGCGTTTAAAACTTTCTGGTATGGATGCACCTTTAAAAGATAATATAGAATTTAAATCTGTGTTTGGCAACTTGGCTTTCTTATTAAATGAAAAGAGATCTGCACAAGTAAAAGAATGGGAAAATACCTTAAAAGAGATTGAAGATGCTTTTAAAGATGCTTTTAAACAAAATAGGATAAGCCCAAGACAAATGTCTTATTGGGATAGGACTTTTAATTCCGGAAAATATAGTGAAATAAAAGGTAGATCTAAATTTGCACCAGAGCTTAGTGGTGATAGAAACTCAAGATATGTCTATATAGATCCTAAAACAGCATTGTATATTACAGGGGTAAAAAGAAGTGATCTCTATATAGATAGAGAAAAAACAACAGAAGAAGGATACACTGTAGTAACAAAAAGAGCAAATGGGAGCATGAAGCGAGCATTCAATGCAAATCAAATTGGATACAAAGGAAAAGATTTAGATAGAATGCCATACGGTAAAATTAAAAAATACTTAGAAGGCCTAGGCTTACCTGATTATGATAAATCTAAGCCTAATACTAAATTCTTACAAATGCCTAGCCCGGATTCAGCAACACAAAATCCTAAAACTGATGACGAAGGAGGAGCAGGATTTGCAGGTACTACAAGACCAAATAATTTCGGGCAAGGCGGAGGAGAAGGTGGAAATACCCAAGGTGGAACTTCCCAAGGTGGACCTTCATTACAAGGTGCCGATAATACAGTCTCGGCACCTCCAGTACCATCAGAAATAGCTCCTAACGCACAAGCGCAGAGCAACACAACAGCCTCAGGATTGCCCCAAATAAATGC